GGTGGAGCAGATCTGCTAGAATGGTATAGAAACAATCAAGGATCTTTTTGGATCTACTTGTCCTACGATAATCATTACAACTTAGGAAACGAAAGAGATAGACTTAGAGAATACTCAGAAATTGTTGAGGTGTTTTTTAATTCATTTGATTATAGTGTGCAAAAACGTGGTGGTGACAACCATGATCTTTGGACTGTTTCCCTATCCCTAGCAGAGGTTTAAATGTTTTCTAATGACGAGCTTAAAGAGCACCTAGAAACTTCTTCTGTTATTAGATTAAACTCTTCTGTTATTGCAGAGTGGAATATGAACATTGCAGAAAACATTCTTAAACTTGGCAATTATCGATACCGCCCAAATGATCTAGCAAGCCCAGAGTATAACTTTATATCTCAATCGTTTAGTATTAACGACGAGGTAAATAACTTTTACACAGGAGCAACAGATGCCGATGTCGTTGTTGATGGAGGAATCGATGACGAGGGGATCCCCCTTGTTTTTATATCTAAAAAGCAAAAAGAAAAACTCTTGTACTCTTTGGAGGACTGCTTCGGAAGGTTTAGGCCTCGTTCAGGGATTAACAAGCTAAGGTTTTTTGATAACAAGTTCTCCCACTTTTCTAATATAGACATGGCCCAAAGGCCCCGATACTATATGTCAGATAAGTCAGATCAGTTTAAGTATTGGACATCTTACAGAACAGAAAACGGTATTGAGCGTGGGGTTGCTAACATTAATTTAAATGATCAAAACTTTATCCAGGATACCGCCCCGTTCGTAACATACAAAAAAGCTGTCCCCGCAAACAGGATAGTCATAAAGATGCAAACAAATGTTGGAGACCTAGACCTTGGCCCATTCATTAAAGATAACTCTATTGTCCCAGATCCATTCTTTGGACAAGAAAACAAGACGGTTCCAACAAGGTGGAAGGTTCAGTATCTAGGAGAAAATGACACTTGGCTAGACGCCGCCGCTTTTGATGAAAACTCTGTTAGAGCCAACGGTTTGCCAATTGTTGGTGCGGATGGATACGTTGAGTTGTTCTATGGATTAAATATTCCAGAAAATCTTAAAGAAAGTTTTAATTATACGGGAGAAGTTTCTGTCGCAAACTTTTTGCCAAGCCCAGTAGATATGCCAAATGGTACGGCCTATTTAGTAAAACAAAATGAACAAGATCCCGGGACTATCCACGTTGTGGTCAACGATCCATCAATGGCCACAGGTATCTATACAACCTTCCCGGCCTCGTATGGGTGGTCCGTTGGGGACGAGGATGTCTCCTCTGCCACGCAATTCGTAAAAGAGCTAGTTTCACCAGCTCCTTTTACAAGCCCCGCAACGCAGGGTATCGAGTACCGAGAATTTAAATACATCAAAGGATTAAGGCTAGTCGTAGACACAATGAATGTCTTTGACTCAACCCTTGACCTTATCGAGCTTTCCCCCAGGCTGTCCGTGGATCTTTCAGATAGAGTGCTTGATTTTAACATTACACGGTCGGCATCAGATCTTGGGATTAGCGGTCTTCCTATTGGGCAGCTGTTAGCATCAGTAGGTGGCGTAAACATCTTTGATTTTGACCAGGCATTCTTTGAACAAAACACCGATAGCCTTGTGTCAAGCTATACTGCTCAAAATATTCAGGTTAAGTTTTACGAAATCGTAAAAGAGGTTAACGGAAAAGACTTCTACATTCCAATTAAGACAATGTACTCAGAAGGCTTCCCCTCCATTAGTGCCCCAAACAGGCAGGTGTCCCTGCAGCTACGGGATTTGTTTTTTTATTTTGAGTCTACCACAGCACCTCAAATACTTGTTCCAAATGTATCTTTAAGCTATGCCATATCTTTGCTACTAGACTCTATTGGATTTTCTAATTATGTGTTTTTAAGAAATCCGACGGAAGACGAAGAGATTATCCCGTTTTTCTTTATTGCTCCAGATCAAACTATTGCAGCTATATTAAATAACCTAGCAACATCAACACAAACCGCAATGTTCTTTGACGAATTTAATAATTTTATCTGCATGAGCAAGGGATACATTCTCCCAACAGAAGAAGAGAGGCCAACCGATTTAGTCTTGCGTGGATCTAAAGATTCTGAAAAAGACGGAGCGCTGGCAAACAAGGGTACATCGGATAAGCTGTCAAACATTCTGGACATATCTTTTACAGATAATAAAATTTTTAACAATGGCAAAATTAGTTATATCAACAGATCAATTCAAAAATCTTACGGAACTATTCGTCAAGCCAGCCTAATAGATAGAGAGAAGACATGGATCTACAAACCCGTGCTCCTCTGGGAGGTTGCGGGAGAAGACAACACGAGGTCTAGCAATGAAGAAATCCAGCAGCAAACAGCATACGCCCTTACAGCGATTCCTCTAAATTCAGATCTTGGAATCGAGATTCCCGTTGTAGAAAATCACCAGGTAGTGAATAACGTTATTGACTTCGGTGATGGAGTTTATTGGACCGCAAGATATAATGGCTACTTCTTTGCTAACGGGGAGATCCTTAGGTATGATGCCGTACAGTTTAGCATTCCAGGCTTAAGTCAGGCAGACGCTGACTTTGCCGATTCAGATGGGGGTAACGTTTGGATCACAAGCACAGCAGAATATCAAAAATACTTTGCAAAAATTCCATTTAATGGAAAGCTTTATCCTACAGGATTGGTAAGAATATATTCAGAGCCACATTTTGAAATTGTTGGTGGAAGAACTAGGAGAAGGAACGGGGTAGTTGCAAAACACGGCAGGGGGCAATTTGGGACAGAGGTTGTAAGCCACGCCTCAGGGCTAGATGGTTATTGGACCAACATGGAAAATAGATCTGGTCTAAAGATGGACTTTCGTTTCCTGTCAAGGCAGCAGATTAACAGGGTTAGGTACGAAGAGGTAACCCTGGAGTCTAATGACGGCTTCGCTGTAATCAACGTATCCGATGCAACATTGGCCAAAGTTGGGGACTATATATTTAGGGAATACGATGGAGAGGACGAAGACGGAGGATCCCCAACCTTTAACCTGATACCGCAAAAAACAAGAATTTCTAGCATAGACCCAGGAAATAACAGGCTAACTCTTAATAAAACAATAACAGATATTTCTGACACAGAGTTTAAGGAAGTTGTCTCACTATTTGGAGTTACTCTTTTGTCAAACAGTGTTAACGCTAGGCTCCAGCTAGATTCTGTTGCGGACATTGCCATAGGGATGTATGTTATTAATGGAAGCGGTGAGCCAGAAAAAAATGTTATTAATCCTAACACAAGAGTTAAACTAATAGATGTTGGTAACAAAATCATCACATTAGACAATGTCCTTACATCCACAGATGTTAATGATAGCTTTCGAGTTGATATAGGAAAAATTTCGCTTAAGTCTGTAGTGCTCGCAGACATAATTCCAGAATCTGAATCCGGTATTGCCGGTAAAGATTTTTCTGTTTATAAAAATTCAAGCGTATCTGGACTTATTAAAAATATATTTGCAACAGAATATACAGAAGAAACCTACCAAGAGCCTACCTACTCCCCCACGGTACAGTCTTCTGCCCTAGTGTTTAAAGGAAACGTTATAGATACTACGGAAGCCCCGAGAAACTTTGTTTCCTATATTCACAAGCCTTTAGAAGATCGGTTCCGTCATTTCGGAACACGGATGAGAATCATAGGCAAAATAGAGAATAGCGAAACTCGTGGACAAATACCAGACGGAGCCAGCACCTATTACACAGTTACAAATACTGAGACCGGACAGGCCCCAGTTCTTGCGGGTGGCGGGGGAGGGTTAGCAATCATGCTAAACCCTAGTAACAACAACGGCTACTACTTTGAAATTGCTGCAATGACAGAAAACGATTTAGAGCAGTACAACGTTGACAATAGTGAGCAAGATGAGTTAGTCGAACAATCCAGCGATTCCATTAACAATGTTTTGTTTTATAAAATTCAAAGAAATGCCGAGCTAGGTTCTGATACAGAGTTGGCAATTCCAGTAAAGCTTTTTGGCGGCATCGGAAGCATCATTGTAGACGACGGAACCTTTGTTGGCCAGTCCAGACTTACTGCGGAAAGCTCTACTACGGTTTATGATCTTGCCGTAGAGTACGAGGATACAGAGGGTGTACGGGTATTTTATCTTTATATAAATAATGTTATAGTTGGAATAGCCAGAGACGAGGACCCCCTCCCAATAGTTAATAACATGGCTCTTTTTGTTCGGGGTAATGCAAAGTGTATGTTTGAAAACGTATACGCCCTTACAGAAAACTATAGTCAAAATACAAAGTTTTCTCTAGGCACCCCCGTTAATTCGGCGTTTGGAAACGTAGACCTTAATGCTCAAAGTTCTTTTCAAAAATATGCAGTTAGTGGGTTGATCCAGTCTACGTATCTCAGCGGTATTAGTGCGGCAGAGCCACCAAGATATAAGATTTACTTCGAAGAGTTTGGAACAATCTTAAGAGAAGCTTCTTACTTTAACATTAGGTATGACAAAGCCTATCCAGCCCTGTCCGCACAGCTTTCTCCAACCTTTAACAGGGTTCAGGGCTTTACTGTAGCAGGGTTTTTTGCAAGCTCCTACGGTGCAGAGTTTCTTGTGTTCAATCACACAGACTCAGTTCTAAACCTTGACTCCACCAGCGGAAACTACTTAAGAATTCAGGGGGTAACCTTTACCCAGCAGTCTACCGACGAGCTTACCGTGGATGACTACTTTCAAAAAAGAGCTAATTTTTCAGACCCAGTTTCTGTAGAAGAAAGCTTTGTCGAGTCACCCATAGACGCTAAAAAATATTATACAGACATTAAGCTCAGTAGACTTACTCAGGGCCTTAGAGAATTTACCCTGGATGCTCCGTACATTCAGACTAGGGACTCCGCTAGCAGAATGATGGATTGGCTAGTCAAAAAAATAATGAAACAAAGAAAGTCTGTAGGAATTTCTGTATTCGGTATGCCAACGATTCAGCTAGGAGACATCATAGAAATAGACTACGACTCTGGAACCGGATTTAATAATGTTGATGACAGGGATAAAAGGTTTGTCGTATATAACATAGAGTATTCTAAAAGTTCGGGGAATCTCACAAGCAACATCTTCTTAACGGAGGTGACCGAGTAATGACTAATATTCGCTCTACCCCAGAAATACCAGAAACAATAAGGAACTCAGCCGTAATAGATTCGTCTATTAAGGTTGCAACCCCAGACCTAATCTTATTTAACGAAGAGGGGATTCCCGTAGAGATAATCACGGATCTCCTCTTCGAGCGGATAGGCGGCCAAGAAATAATAAATATTGCCAGGAATGACATTGTCAATGGACAGCGAATATCCTATAGATTAATTGGGAATACTAGCACCATTCAAAGTCTTTACAACCCCCGTAATATTTTTCAGGTAACGGGAACATCAGAAGAGTTCTTTAAAAACTTTGCCATTAGGTTTGATAGGTATGTTCCAGCAAACGGTACTGCCCCAGCACCCTTCTACATTGGGGAAGAAGGCTCCAATGACTGCTCTGAGCCAAGCCCCTTTCCAGTTCTTAATCGGTATAACGACACAAAGGTTGGATGTTTCAGTTCCTTTAAAGAAGCTCAGGCGTTTATTGAATTGACATACCCAATTCGTGACATTGTTTATAGCGACCCCTCGACAGGAAGCCTTGTGGTAGACGTCATTAATATGACAAAAAATCAAAGGCTACAGATCGAGGTAAAGTCTGATGGGATACTACAAGATGATACAATATACTAGGAGGACTTTTTGATTACTAATACCGGGAAAAACATTTTAGCTAAATATTTAATTGGTCAGACCCAGTCATACGCTTCATACCTGGCTGTTGGGGTTGGTCAAAGGCCACTCGCTGTAGGCCAAAGCTTTCCAAGTTTTGCTACAAAAGAACAGCTTGAGTTTGAGGTACTAAGAACACCGATTACGTCTCGTGGTTTTGTATACGATGAAAATGGAAATCCGAACGTTGTTTTTATTGCAGAGCTTCCCAGTGAGCAAAGATATTCAATTACAGAAATTGGAATTTACCCGGGACGATCTAACCCCGCAGCCGGAGCCCTGGACAGTAGGATGGTTTACTCCTTCGGAGAATCAGAAAACTGGGAGTATCACACAGAAAGCGCCACGCTTCGGGTTGAAAAGATTGTTTCACCGCTAAACTTGGATCAGCCCAGCGGGCAGATTGCCGTGGAAGACGTTGTGTTTAGAACAAACTCAAACAATACCATCTTTAGCGCACCAATTAGAGTTAACTTATTTGAAAGGCCCAGATTTTTAGATACAACGATGATGTTGCGGGGGGACCTTTCGTTTCTAACGCCCAATACAAATACCGGAAGCCTAGAAGTAAACCCTCTAGCCTCCTCTTACGCTGGATCGCATATCCACTTTAACGGCGTAAGCCTGGACTTTGACTCTAACTCTACAGAGGATGAACTTAGATTGGCATTTTCTGTTTTAAGCAAAGAAGACGTTCAGGCAGAAGACGTACAGTCCGTAAGGTTACTGGTCGAGTTTGTAAACGCTGATGTACCCCAGCCTACAAACTTTGCAAAATTTGAGGTAGTCTTAAATGAGTCAGACTCTGAGGTAAACTTCTTAAACAATAGGTACTTTGTTGTTAAAAAGAAGTTTTCTGAACTGGCTAGAAGCTCAAACTTTACCTGGGGCGGGATTAACTCAGTTAGAGTTTATGCCACGGTTCTAGAGATCGGTAGCTCGTTACCCTCAGAAAACTTTTACATTTCTTTGGACGGGCTAAGGTTTGAGAACACGACAATCAAAAGCCCCCTGTATGGTCTAACTGGATATTCCGTTATCAAGACATTAGACGGAAGGCCAATTATCAAAGAGTCCAATGCGTCAACATCGATTGAGTTTAGGTTTGGACTGGGAGTGGAGTAATGGTAACAACTGGTCCACAAAAAGGATTTTTTCCAGAGGCGGATCTTCCCGCACTGAGCTTATTCAAAGACTACAGCTTCGGGTATGAAGTAAGGTACAGAGTTGTTTCAGAAGACAGCAATACCTTCTCTCACTATTCACCATTTCATACCGTAAAGCCAAACTATATTTTTGAGAGGCCCGAGGGTAGAGCACTAGATGAAATTTCTGTAGCTCGTCCAACAAGAAGCCCCTACGTTAATATTGCTTGGCCCTCCATATCTATCCTCGATAGGGTTTCTAGAAGTTTAATAAAAGTAGCAGACCAATATGACGTTTGGCTTCGGTGGGACGTTGACGAAGCTAACGCAAATTGGGTAAAGGCAGAGCGGGTTGATGGAAATCAGGTAGGGTTGGTTCTTCCAAAATCGTATGACCTGGTTATTAGCGGCGGAGCTTTCGTAAACGTTGCGTCAACACCCACACGATTGTCTGTAGAAATATACATCAGGGCAAACCCTCAAAGTCGAGGAGGGTCTTCTCTTTTAGTTTATAAGCTAGATAACGAGGACATCTCCGACCCGTCACAACCACCACCCAACTAATGGTATACTGTTATAGGAGAAAATATGTCTAGAGTACCACTACCTGAGCGAGGCCAGCCACTGGACCTTGCCTATATCTATCAGCTAGCTAACGCAGTCAACGAGCTAGCCGTTCAACTTTCGCCAACCACTGGAAGATACACAAGCATTGATACGGTTTCAGCAGGAACTCAAAGTGTCCGGACTTCAGACGCCAGAATCGTCGGGGGGTACGTTACGGTATCAAACAACTCAATAACCTCCGCAGGTACGGAGGCATCTTTTTCTTACAACTATAGTGATTTTCAATATGTTCCAGTAGTTACTGTTAGTCCAATTCTGATTGGAGAAGCTAACACCGACGCAGGGAAAGATGTAACCGTAGTTTTAACAAGGGTTACTACAAACAGGGTAGAGGGAACTGTTAGATTCAACAGCATTGGAATTGCAGACATTGGCCTAAACCTTATAGCTGTGGGTATCCCCGTATAAAAAATGCCAATGAATCGAGAGGCATATAACTCTGCCCCAGTAATCGTGGGTAGCAGAAAGTTGTGGTTTCTGAACGGAGATCTCGTTAGACATTACCATATCAATAGGTCTAATGGAATCATGTCTGTATATAATGTTACCCAAGACAGACTAGAAAGCTGCCTACTTTCTGACTTTAAGAAAAATAGGGAAAAGGCTTATACCGTCAAAGAGACAGCTGAGCTAATAAGTAGGCACAGGAAGTACCTTCCTACCCTGGTACAAAACGGAATAATCCCCGCACCCGTAGGAGCGCAAAAAGATGGAGTAAGCAAGTTTGGGCTATGGTCCTACTACTCAGCGTCAAAGGTCATGGAAATCCGTGACATCCTGGCTTCATTTCATGTAGGGCGTCCCAGGAAAGACGGGCTAATTACTAACGACATAACTCCTACAAAACAGGAGTTGACACGTCGTATGGGAAGTGGTATCCTTACATATACGAGGTTAGAAAATGGAGACTTTATTCCACTGTGGTTAGAGTCTATTTAATTTAGAGGGGTATGAGATGCAGAATAACGAAACTAAAGTTAACGTTACCTTGGGGTATACGCTAAACCTAGGAAACTTTCAATCACTTAGGATTGACATCGGAGTTGAAGACAGCATTCGTAATGACGAGCATGTAGATGAAGCATTTACTCGTGTGTACGACTTTGTAGAAAAAAAGCTGATCGCAAAGGTTAATGAATCTAAGGCAGAAGTCTCAGAGTAATGGCTGGTAAGCAAGCGAGAATGTCGTTGCTTAGCAGATACGAAAAGCTCTATCGAGAAAAGTATGGGGCTAAGCCAGACCACAACTTAAACAAAGAACAATGGGCGGCAGACATGCTCATTGAGTCTTATGACTTACCCAAATGCTACGATCTATTACAGTACTACTTTGACGTAGCACAAAACCCTAACTGGAAGTACTTTGCTAACTATGCAGACGAAATCTTGAGATCCAGGAAAAGAACACAGCAAGACGAAGACGAAAGAGCAGAGCGCAGGAATCTAGCTAAGGAATGGTTAAATGGATAACGTAGAGGCAAAGGTTCTATCTGCCGTATTAAAAGATAAACAGATTCACGTTTTGCTACAGGCTAACGCAGAAAATCTATTCAAAACTCATACAGACATTTGGGAGTTTGTTCGGAGGTATACAGAAAACAATGGAGAGCTTCCTCCTATTACATTAGTTTCAGATAACTTTAAAGACTTTGTATTCTTGCAAGACGTTGGGGCAACAAAGCACCACCTAGAAGAGCTTCAGGCTACGTATCTAAGCGATAATCTTAAAGAGATTCTTAGGGATGCAGCTACAGGGGTTCAGGGTGGCCAGGGGGCTTCGGTACTTGAGGGGCTTATCTCTAAAACCTCAGAGCTTAAAAAGAATACGGCAATGGTGAGAGACATCGATGCCACAGACCTTGAAAGCGCACTCCTATATTTTGAGAACGTTCAAAAGCAAAAAGCTTTGGGGATGTTGGGAATTAAGACCGGACTTCCTGGATTTGATAACTACCTTCCTTCGGGAATTATGCCTGGACAGCTTGGGGTATTTTTAGCTTATCCTGGAATTGGAAAGTCTTGGCTTTCTCTATACTTTGCAGTTCAGGCCTGGAAGCAGGGGAAGTCCCCCCTTGTTGTAAGCCTTGAGATGTCTGAAACCGAGGTTCGGAATCGAGTATTTACTATTATGGGCGAAGGTCTTTGGTCACACCGAAAGCTCAGCAGTGGCGACGTCGATCTAGATGACCTAAAAAGATGGCATGCCGGACACATCAAAGACAAGCCACCCTTTAAGATAATCTCGAATGACTCCGGTGGAGAAATTAACCCATCTGTTCTTCGAGGAAAGATTGATCAGTATAAGCCAGACTTTGTAATCGTTGATTATCTGCAGCTCATGAGCCCAAACCAAAAGTCTGAAAACGAAACGGTACGTATGAAAAACCTTTCACGTGAGCTAAAGCTTATGGCTAACGCAGAAGAGGTTCCCATTATCGCCATTTCCTCTGCAACACCAGATGACGTTACCAAGCTAGACACCGTTCCAACCCTGGGGCAAACAGCCTGGAGTCGTCAGATAGCCTATGACGCCGATTGGGTTTTGGCCCTTGGTCGTGGAGCAAATAGCGATGTCATCGAGTGCGTTTTCCGTAAAAACCGTAATGGATTTATGGGGGAATTTATGGTCCAGGCCGACTTTGATAAGGGCTGGTACAAGTACAAAGATCTTGAAGATATGTAGTTATAATTAAATATGACAACCTTACACCACAAACCAATAAAAAAGTTTGGGATTAGCGGACAAATATCCAGCGACTACGACCTGGTGAGGCTGAGGTTTGAGTATGATAAGCTAATATTGTTACAGATGAAGTTGTCTGGGTATGTCCCCAGATTAGATATTGACACAGACTTCACTTTGTCGTATAATAGTAAAGGTAACTACTTCGAGTTTGAACTATCAATATATGGAATATACGTAGGAAAGAAAAAAAGCCAATGCATAATGGGAATACAAGGAAACCAAGTTCTGTACTTACCCCAGAACAAACAAAAAGAATCCTTGTCGGAATCGGCGTAGAGATAACCGGCGAAGTAGACTCTGACTATATAGTCTTTTGCCCTTTTCATGGAAACTACAGGACTCCCGCTGGAGAAGTAGACAAGTACAGCGGCACCTTTTATTGCTTTTCTTGCCAGCATGTCTCAAACATCTACGAGTTTGTTATGTTCGTTGCAAAGAAAACATACTTTGAGTCAGCTAGGTACATTAAGCAAAACGAGATAGAGTCTGACCTAAGACATGAAATTGTCAGCAAGCTAATCGAGAAGCCGGATTACCACGAGTTTGACCAGTCTGTAGTTACAAGGCTAGCCCTAGACTCCCTGGCCTCAGACAGGGCCCTTGCATACTTTAACGGTAGAAGCATTCATGTAGACTCAATGAATAAGTTTTCTTTGGGATACTCTTCATCTAGAGACATGGTTACCGTGCCAATACATTCTCCAGACGGAATCTTAGTTGGCTTTGTCGGGCGATCTGTGGAGGGCAAAGATTTTAAGAATACCCCAGGACTGCCCAAGAGCAAGGTTCTATTCAACTTACACAGAATAAAGTCTTCCAGTAAAGTTTTTGTCGTTGAGTCATCCTTTGACGTCATCCGGCTAGACCAGGTCGGACTACCAGCCGTTGCAACTTTGGGGGCAAACGTATCAAATATACAAGTAGATCTTCTTCGTAAATACTTTAACAACATATATGTTGTTGCAGATAATGACGAAGCTGGCGGGAACATGAAAGACCGACTCCTTGAAAAGATTGGTCCAAGAGTTTCCGTATTAAAACTAGATGGTCAATATAAAGATATTGGAGACATGGACGATGACGCCATAAGGAATATCGACGTGAGCTTTGACAAATCTATAATGGCTATGCTACAATAAACAAACACAATATAACAAGGAGAAAAACACATGAGCGTAATTAAGGGATTAGCAAACATCAACGCCCTGCTCGACAAACCACGGTACGACGAAAACAAACCAAGAGTAAACTGGCTAAAGCTAGCTGACGGACAAGCGGTAAAGATTCGCTTTATCGAAGAGCTTGACGAAGAGTCCTCCAGCTACTCAATTGACCGTGGCCTTGCCATGGTTGTAAAAGAGCACACAAATCCCAAAGACTTTAAGCGTCGAGCCGTAGATACTATGGACGATGAAGGAAGAGACTGGGCAGAAGAAATGCACCGAAAAGATCCCAAAGCCGGATGGCGTGGCCGGCTTCGCTTCTACTGCAACGTTTTGGTTAACGATGGGGTCCAGGACCCCTACGTTGCCATCTGGGGCATGGGAATTAGCAAGATGTCAGTATTTAATACCATTAGAGAGTATGCCATTGAGACGGGTAGTATTTCAAGTCTTCAGTGGAAACTTAAGAGAAATGGTCAGGGGACTGACACAAGCTACACCCTTATCCCGTCGGCTCCAGATACGGAACCGTTTAGTTGGGAAGGCGTTGAGCCCTATCCTATCGAAATGGCACTGAACAAGATTCCCTACGCCGAGCAGGAAGCTTTTTACCTCGGGTTTGACCAGCAGGGCGGAAGTTCTTCTTCGTCTAGCTCTAACTCGGACTGGTAAGCGGCAGGGATGTCATACGTTGGCTTGCATGTACACACTCACTTTAGCTTGTTCGACGGTATTGCTACTCCTCAGGAGTACGTAGACCGAGCGTCAGAGCTAGGGATGAAGGCTTTGGCAATAACAGACCACGGAAGCCTCTCTGGTCACAGAGAGATGTACCGCGCTGCCAAAGAAAAAGGCATCAAGCCAATACTTGGTGTGGAGGGCTATATAACCGAAGACAGGTTCGATCAGCGCGATCGGGATAGTAGAGAGGGTCCGCTCGACCTAGTTTACAACCATATAGTCCTCCTTGCCAAAAACCAAAAGGGTTTGGAAAATCTCAACAAGCTAAATGAGATCGGCTGGACAGAGGGGTTTTACAAAAAGCCTAGGATTGACTACGAGGTCTTGGCAAAGTACAAGGAAGGCATCATCGTAACTTCTGGATGTCTTAGTGGAACAGTCGCCAAAGCCATTGAGGCGGGGGAGTTTGCAGAAGCAAAGAGGCAAATCGAGTGGCACAAGGAGGTCTTCGGTGACGACTATTACATCGAGGTTATGCCACACAACCCCGCAGAGATTAACCACCAGCTACTGGCCTTGGCAGACGAGTTCGGGGTAAAGCCGGTAGTCACCCCTGACTGCCACCACGCTCACGTAGGACAAAAAGATATCCAGGAAATTAAGCTTATTCTTAATACCTATAGCAACAAGGTACAAAAAGAAGCAACATACGAGAAGTCTAAAAAACACAAAACTCTAAAGGATAGGCTAAACTATCTATACGGAGAGCGACAGATTACGTTCGACAACTTTGACATCCACCTCCTTTCTGATGAAGAGATGCGGGCTCAAATGAGTGCTCAGGGTATCGACAGAGAAGACATGTATGAGTCTACTCATGAAATTTCTGACAAGGTTTCGGACTATAACATTCAAGACCACCTAGACCTGCTTCCGGTTCAATACCAAAAGCCAAACGAAGAGCTTAGAAAACTAGCCCTTGAAGGCCTTGTTGAGCGTGGGCTGGACAGCAACCAGGTCTACCTTGATCGTCTAGAGGAAGAGATGAAGGTCATTGAAGACAAGAACTTCGGTCCCTACTTCCTGGTAGTTCGTAATATGATTGTCTGGGCAAAAAAGCAGGACATTGTAGTAGGCCCAGGGCGAGGATCCTCGGCTGGCTCTCTGCTGTGCTACGCTCTAAACATTACAGACATCGATCCAATTAAGCATGGACTGCTATTCTTTAGGTTCATCAACCCAGAAAGAAATGACTTTCCAGATATCGATACAGACATTCAGGACACTCGTCGTGAAGAGGTAAAAGATTATCTTGTTAAACAATACAGGCACGTGGCATCTATCGCTACCTTCTTGCAGTTTAAAGATAAGGGTGTTGTCCGTGACATCTCTAGAGTTCTCTACATACCCCTGCCAGACGTAAACAAAGTCTTAAAGTTGGTGGACACCTGGGACGAATATTGCACATCTAGGCAGACAGAGTGGTTTAGGGAAAAGTACCCAGAGGTAATGCAGTATGGGGAGCAGTTGCGAGGTAGAATTCGGGGTACAGGAATTCATGCGGCAGGAGTCGTAACTAGCAAGGACCCAATATTTAGACACGCCCCAATGGAAACGAGAAGCTCTCCAGGTGGCGGTGGCCGAATTCCCGTGGTAGCTGTAGACATGGAGGAGGCAGAACGAATTGGACTAATCAAGATCGATGCCTTGGGCCTAAAAACCCTTAGTGTTCTTAAAGACATCCTCGATATCGTGAAAGAGCGCACAGGCAAACAGATTAATCTATTAGATATTGACATGGAAGACAGCAGTGTTTATCAGATGTTGTCAGACGGATATACTAAGGGTGTCTTTCAGTGTGAAGCTACTCCATACACAAACCTACTAATTAAGATGGGGGTCCAAAACTTTGCAGAACTGGCTGCCTCCAACGCCCTTGTACGCCCTGGTGCCATGAACACAATTGGAAAGGTATATCTTGAGCGCAAGCACGGTCGCAAAAAAGTTACCTACTTGCACGATGTGATGAAAACATTTACCTCTGAAACTTTTGGATGTGTTCTTTACCAGGAGCAGGTCATGCAAGCCTGTGTGGAACTTGGAGGAATGTCCATGGCGGATGCAGACAAGGTCCGTAAGATTATTGGTAAAAAGAAAGATGCAAAAGAGTTTGATGTGTTTAAGGATAAGTTCGTGGAGGGTGCCTCAAGGTTTATGGCCCCGAACCTTGCGAAAGATCTTTGGCACGACTTCGAAGCCCACGCTGGGTACTCCTTCAACAAGTCTCATGCTGTAGCGTATTCCACGCTCTCCTACTGGACAGCTTGGCTAAAGCATTACTACCCGCTGGAGTTTATGTTTTCCCTTTTAAAAAATGAAAAAGACAAGGATACTCGAACGGACTATCTTATTGAGGCTAAACGCATGGGTATGACCCTTCGGTTGCCACATGTCAATGATTCAGATTCAGACTTTAAAATCGAGGGTAAAGGAATCAGGTTTGGCCTGACCGCTATCAAATTCGTTTCGGAAAATACAGCTAAGGTTATCATAGAGTCAAGACCCTACTCGTCTTATCAGCAACTGTCCGACGTCTTTGGGCAAAAGGGTAATGGTGTTACAAAAAGGCAGTTAGAGTCTCTTAGAATTACTGGAGCAGCAACGTTTCCAGATAACCCAAGAGACGATAACGAGGTTCGAGAAAACCTTTACGAGTACTTAAACCTGCCAGAGTTTAACATTACCGTACCTTCCCATTACCACGCATTCCTTAGTGACGTAGAAGACTTCGAAGAAAAGGGCTCCTTCATTCTTCTGGGGATGGTCAAGGCCATAAAGCGTGGCAAGGGTTGGTCTAGAATTGAGATCCTAGATAAGACGGGGTCCGTTGGTATCTTTGACGAGGAGCAGACAAGTATTGAGACGGGCAAGACCTATCTTATGCTAGCCAGCGATAACCGAATTGTTTCAGCTATTCCTTCGGATGAAATGAAGGGCAGTAATAATTCTTTAATTAAGTTCTTGAACTACAAGCAGCTGCCATTCGCAGAGGGAGAAATGTTTGTCGTTTCTTTTAAGCCCCGAATGACTAAGGCAGGCAAGAAGATGGCAACCCTAACCTTAGCAGATTTGTCCAGGGACTTACACTCAGTCTTGGTGTTTCCCACAGCGTTTGCAAAGGCTTACATGAAGATACAAGAAGGAAGCGCTTACAAGTTTTCCCTTGGAAAAACAAAAGATGGAACAGTTATATTGGAGGATATACATGCTTGACGATCTAGCAAAAGAGTTACACCAAACAGCAATAGAAAAAGGATTCTGGAACCACGAGGTAGACGACATGTTCTTTGGAAAGCAATGTATGATGATTGTTTCTGAAGTTACAGAGGTTATGGAAGCCGTTCGTAAAGACCGAGGTAGCGAAGAGGTTGTAAAAGAGTTTGCGGATATCATTATTCGCACCCTGGATCTCTGGGCGGGACTAAGAGAGCACGGATTTATCGAACATTCCCTAGATGAAATGCTTGAAGAAAAAAGGCAGTATAACAAGACAAGACCAGAAAGGCACGGTGTTCGATTTTGAGCAATGTAACATTAGAACAGGCTCTAGCACTGCTAGATCCTAAGATTAGAAAAAAGATTGGCCCAGCCGTTGGTATTAAGACAGAGTTTCAGCCAACACCTAGCCCAGGACTTAACAAGGCTTTGGGCGGTGGATTCCCCTATGGAAGGCAGGTCCTCCTGTGGGG